AACGGTGTTTTATGGCTAAGTCCCCAGCATGGACGCGCAAGGAAGGGAAGAATCCGAACGGTGGGCTAAACGCCAAAGGCCGAGCTTCCTACAACAAGGCGAATCCGGGGAAACCCGGATTGAAAGCTCCACAACCGGAGGGAGGCAAACGCCGCGACTCTTTCTGCGCCCGTATGGAGGGGATGAAAAAGAAGCTAACGAGCGCAAAAACCGCAAAAAACCCGGATTCGAGGATTAATAAAAGCCTGCGGGCGTGGAATTGTTGAGATGGATGCGATTGTTTGGAACACGCTACTGACGGTTTTTATCGCTTTATTAGGGTGGAACTTGCGCGAAAAGTCTGATGAATTGGCGCGTATAACTATTTTGCTTAATAAGACAAGGGAAGAAATTGCCCGTGACACTGTTACTCCAGCAGAAATAGAACGTGTGCTTGCACACATGGACGCCAAGTTTGAAAAGCTAAATGACAAAATTGATCTGATGATCAAGGAGTCCAGAAGTGCCCTCAGTTAGCAAAAAGCAACATAATTTCATGGCGGCTGTGGCTAATAACCCAGCGTTTGCCAAGAAAGCAGGCGTCCCGGCTAGCGTCGGGCAAGAGTTCATTAGCGCGGACAAAAGCCGCAAATTTAAAGAAGGAGGCCATATCATGGCAAAAATGGGTTCTGGAACTGGCATTACTAAAGCCAAAATGGGTGCTGTCAAGACTGCGGCTCCTAGCCGTGACGGCGTTGTGTCTAAGGGTAAAACCAAAGGCAAACAGATCAAGATGGGTGCAGCCAAGCCTCTGGGCATGAAAAAAGGCGGCAAGTGCTAATTTAAGGAGTCTGCTGTGGCAACTAATCCCCTAAACCGTAAGCTGGACAAAAAGGGCAACCCGATTGTTTCAAAGAAAGAATTAGACGAATCCGGTCTGTCTCTGCGTGATTTTTTGAATCGTGAGCGCGGCTTGACTCGCCGCAAAAGCGCCACAGAAAAAGATGAAGCAGCCGCAAGAGACGCTGAGTATCCAAAAATGACCTCGGCAGAATCGGCGGCTGCTTTGGATCGTTTTGAAAAGCCTTCTTCACGGCTTAATTCTTTGGAAAACAAGGACTGGACGCCTGAAGTAGTGCCGGGAATGAAAAAAGGTGGCGCTGTTTCTTCCGCTTCCAAGCGTGCTGATGGTATTGCCCAACGCGGTAAAACTCGTGGCACTATGGTCATGTGCGGTGGCGGCTACATGAAAGGCAAAAAATGATGGCAAGCCGTGGGATGGGCGACATCCGCGCCTCCAAGATGCCTAAAGGTGTAAAAAAAGCACGCCGGGATGACACCGACTTCACCGAATTCAAAAAGGGTGGAGAGGTGTGGGATAAGAAACGTCCCAAGGACTTGGGCGCTTCGAAGCCTTTAATTCCGGCGAAAAAGGCCAAAGCTAAGGCTATGGCTAAAGCAAGCGGTCGTCCATACCCCAATTTGGTCGATAATATGCGTGCTGCAAGGAGCAAATGATGGCCGAAAAATGGATCAAAGAAGCTATCAAAAAGCCCGGTGCATTGCGCGAATCACTTGGGGCAAAACCCGGAAAGCCAATTCCGGCAGGTAAGCTGGCTAAAGCAGCCAAAGCCCCCGGCAAGATGGGTCAACGCGCTCGTTTGGCACAAACCCTAAAAGGTCTGAAGAAGTAAATGGCAACAACCTCCGGCACCGCAGCTTTTAATTTGGACTTGACGGAAATCGTCGAGGAGGCGTTTGAGCGTGTCGGTTCGGAGATGCGTACGGGGTACGATCTTAAGACAGCGCGGCGGTCTTTGAACCTGATGTTTGCGGATTGGGCTAATCGCGGCATCAACATGTGGACATTTGAGCAGGGGACAACCCCGCTAATACAAGGGCTTAACACCTACCCATTACCAAATGACACGGTTGATCTGCTAGATCACGTTATCCGTACAAACCCTAATCAGCAGTTTAATCAAGCTGACCTGACCATCACCCGTATTAGTGTTTCTACCTATGCCACTATCCCCAATAAGTTGACGCAAGCTAGGCCGATTCAGCTTTGGGTGCAGCGTTTAGACGGGCAGATTTCACCCACCGGGGTAACTTATCAGAGCGCGGATACTGGAGCGCAGACAATTACGCTGTCTTCAACCGCAGGGTTGCCGACTACCGGCTACCTAAACATCGGGGCAGAAACAATCTATTACGGCTGGATTAACGACAGCACCACCCTTGGCGGTGTGTTTCGTGCCCAAAACGGTACAAGCCAGATAACGCCTTCTGTCGGTACAGCGGCGTACCTCAACAACATGCCGCGTGTTACAGTGTGGCCCACGCCAGATCAGGGCGTTGTGGGGAATCCGACCTATCAGTTTGTCTATTGGCGTATGCGCCGGGTTCAGGATGCTGGCGGCGGTGTGAATGTGGCGGATGTGCCGTTCAGGTTTATCCCGTGCATGACTGCCGGACTAGCCTATTACATGGCGCTGAAGGTTCCCAACGCATTAGACAGGCTACAGATTCTCAAGCAGCAGTATGACGAGGCTTGGGACTTGGCTTCGCAAGAAGACCATGAAAAAGCGGCGGTACGGTTCGTTCCCCGTAGGCAGTATATTGCTGGGGCGTTCTGATGCCTAATAGATTTTCTTCTGGTAAGTGGGCGATTGCCCAGTGCGATAGGTGTAATTTTCGGTTCAAGCTAAAAGAACTGAAAACCTATACCTTAAAAACGAAGAATGTTAACATGCTGGTGTGCCCCGCCTGTTGGGAACCCGATCAACCGCAGTTGCAGCTGGGCATGTACCCTGTGGAAGACCCGCAGGCGGTACGTAACCCTCGTCCAGACACCACTTATCGTCTTGGTGGTACAAGCGGTTTGCAGATAGCCACCACATCTGGCACTGCCATTGACGCAGACGGCACCCCTACAGGCGGTAGCAGGATATTTCAATGGGGTTGGAATCCGGTTGGCGGCTCCTCGTTTTTTGACGCAGTAATGACACCAAATAACTTGGTGCTTACAGTAAACTTAGGTACAGTACAGGCAGTAACCACATAAGGAGTTTGAAATGGCAGAAAAGCACGACAAGGCCGATATTAAGGCAGACAAGAAAATGGTCGCTTCGGCGGTTCATAAGCATGAAAAAAACATGCATCCCGGCAAGGCCGTTACCAAACTGAAGGCTGGCGGCAAAACAAACGCCGACATGCTCAAATACGGTCGTAACATGGCTAAGGTAATGAACCAGCGTTCTGTTGGTAGAGGACGGTAATCATGGCTACAACACAGTACAAAACCCCTAAAAAGGTTGCAAATGTGGAAGTCGGTGTTGAGGACAACAACAAGTATTTGCGTGAAACGCCTGTTGTTGTGGCTAACAGCCGTAGCCAAGGCTACCCCGCCACTAAAACTTCCGGCATCAAAATCCGTGGTACTGGCGCTGCCACTAAAGGCGTGATGGCTAGAGGGCCGATGGCATGACCTACACAGAGCTTGTAGCTGCAATTCAGAGCTATGTTGAGAACCAATTCCCGGCGACTTACCTTGCCGATGGAAGTTCTGTGTCCCCCACGACGCAGATCAACACGTTCATCAAACAAGCAGAACAACGCATCTACAACTCTGTACAGTTCCCATCAATCAGAAAGAACGTAACCGGGGTTACAACGACAAACAATAAGTACTTGTCCTGTCCCGGAGACTTCCTGTCTGTCTATTCGCTGGCAGTGATTGATGGTAGCGGGAATTATGAGTACCTGTTAAATAAAGATGTTAACTTCATTCGACAGGCATACCCAAATCCAAACGATACAGCCATCCCTAAATACTATGGTTTGTTTGGCCCGACAACTTCAAATGACCCAAGCCCCGTTATCACGAATGAGTTGACATTCATTCTTGGCCCAACGCCAGATGCAAACTACAACGTAGAACTGCATTACTACTATTACCCAGAATCTATTACGGAGGCTGGCGATGGTCACACTTGGCTTGGTGACAATTTTGATACTGTTCTTCTTTACGGATCACTTGTAGAAGCGTACACCTACATGAAGGGTGAGGCCGACATGCTTCAGTTGTACAACGGCAAGTACATGGAAGCACTAGCTCTGGCTAAACGTCTGGGCGACGGTCTTGAAAGGTCTGACGCATACCGTAGTGGACAGGCTAGAGCTATGCCTCTACCGCAAAATAACGGGGTTCAGTGATGGCGTTTACGGGAAACTTCTCCTGCAACACACTGCGGTCGGGACTTGCTGACGGCACGATAAACTTTGCCACTGATACTTTCTATCTGGCGCTGTATACCAACACGGCTACCCTAGACCAGACAACAACCGCATACACGGCTACCGGTGAATCATCCGGGGGAAATTATGTGGCTGGCGGTCAGGCGGTAACGGCTACTGTAAGCAGTCAGACAACATCCAATGGAAGCGTTACCTATGTGGATTTCTCCTCGCCCGCGTGGACGGGGGCTATAACAGCTAGGGGTGCGCTAATCTATACGCCCGGAGACAACGGAGCCGTATGCGTTCTGGACTTTGGTTCAGACAAAACCTCAGTCACATCTTTTACTGTGCAGATGCCAGCAAACACTAGCACCGCCGCACTCATTCGCCTAACTTAAGGAGCAACCATGTTTAGTGACAAAGCCAAATCAATTGACAGCATCAGTGCTGGGCTGGTAGCAAAGACCGGTTTTTCAGAAACCGCCAAAGCTGGTGGTGTATTCCATGTTCAGTGTTTCGATAAAGACGGGAACCTGAAGTGGGAAGACCAGATGCATAACCTTGTTGTAAACGTAGGTTTGCAGGACATGAACACGCAGTATTTCAAAGGCAGTTCATATACAGCGGCTTTTTACCTTGGTCTGGTTACTGGCCCCGGTTCTGGAACAACGTATGCCGCAGCAGACACTTTGGCTTCTCATGCCGGTTGGACTGAGTTCACCAACTATTCCGGCGCAAGGAAGACAATGACCTTTGGAACCGCTACTACAGCAGACCCATCAGTAATTAGTAACTCAGCTTCTCCGGCACAATTTGCTATTACAGGTGCTGGCGGCACAGTAGCAGGTGCTTTCTTGTGTACCGTATCAAGCGGGACATCAGGCACATTGTTTTCTGAAGCTGATTTTCAATCACCCGGTGATCGAGTGGTAGTGTCTGGCGATACGCTGAATGTGACCTACACTTTTAGCCTTGATGCAGCATAAGGTAGGCTGTTGTGTTTGGGTTTACCCCATTTGCAGCAGCACCCTTTTCAACGCTCGGTGGTGGTGGAGCGGTATTTGACGCCGCTTTAGAAGACTCTGCATCAGCAACTGCGGATGCTTTTACGGCGTTAGCAGACTTTGCTGTTTCTGTTGTTGACTTGTTAACAGGGGCTGATCAGGCACAGGTTGAGCCGTCTGTATTTAATGCGGATACCGCAGAAACTGGAGTACTTTCAGATCAAAGTGAAGTACTTGTTGATTTTCTTGCTGACATCCAAGAACAGCCCACAGCAAGTGATTTAGTTGCCGTTTCGGTAGATTTTTCCGTTTCTGTTGAAGAGCAGTCTTCAACAACAGATAGCACTTCTGTTTTAATAGATTTTGCTACAGATATTCAAGAGCAAAGCACCGCACAAGACCAAGTGCAGTCTATAGCAGAGTTTGTTTCCACAATCTCAGAAACGGCAACCATATCGGAGCAGGTAGCAGCACTAATTGACTTTTTAGCTTCTGTATCTGAACAAGCAGCTTCTTCAAGCACCATATCAAGTCTTGTAGATTTTCAAGCTAATTTGCTGGAAACCGCCACGGGCACTGATAGTGCGCTTGTTGTGCCGTCAATATTCAACGCGCCCGTAAATGAGACGGTGACAGCGGCTGATTCTATCTTGGCTTTGGCAGTACTTTTTGCTACCATAACAGACGGTGCGATTGCAATTGACCAGATGACGGCTAGGTTGTTGTGGGAAGTAATAAACGATGCACAAAACGCCAACTGGGGTCAAATAAATGACGCTCAATCTGCTGGCTGGTCTACCATCAATGATTCGCAGACAACCTCTTGGACAGTAATTAAAACCCAATCGTGAGAATACTATGGCACTTGTTGTAAAAGATAGG